GATTTGAGGGGAACTTAGATTATAAAAAGATGCAAAAGAATGTCTTGGATCACGGATTTGTACGCCTCGTGGACTACATGCCTCGGCAAGATTTGGACTCGTCAATCGTACAAGCTGCCCGAGTCTCATATGGAGATGGGACTAAAACCTCGCGAGGAGATCGGGGTCTCATCCGATATCTCCTTAGACACTGGCACACCACTCCATTTGAGATGGTGGAATTCAAGTTTCACATCAAAATGCCCATATACATTGCCCGACAACACATGCGACACCGCACCTCCAGTATAAATGAGCTTTCTGCGCGTTATTCCGTGGTCCCCAAGGAGTACTATGAACCTGATACCCTTCGTGGACAGTCTAAGGTGAACCATCAGGGTTCTGAAGGTGTTGTTGAAGTCGGAGAGGACCTAGGTAAGAAGGTGACCGACCATCTCAGTCATTCTTTTGATGTCTACGAGGAGCTCCTAGAGAATGGGTGTTGCCGAGAGCAGGCCCGTGGTAACCTCCCACAGTCTACCTATACGGAGTTCTATTGGAAGATCAATCTCCACAACTTGATGCACTATCTCCAGCTCCGCATGGAGGCTGGTGCTCAGAAGGAGATCCGGGACTATGCCAATGCCATCTATGAGCTAGTGCAGCCCCTCGTCCCCATCACGATGGAGGCGTTCCAAGACTTTAGGGTGAATGCCATGCAGCTCACAGGTCCAGAGATTGAGGCTCTGGCCACTGGCAAACCCATTGATAGCCCTGGGGAGCGCAGGGAGTTTGAGGAAAAGTTGAAGCGCTTAAGAATAAAATGTCCAGTAGATGTACCTTAGAAAAATGAGTATGACAACTATCACCAAGATTTGCACCCGCGTCGGAGACAAGACTCTCTGTGAACATGAAATGTCTAGGAAACCCTACACAGTTCGTAAGATTGAAGCGAAATACTTTTCCAAAGAGACGGTTAAGTTTGTACCAGCTGACTTCAAATACGAAGATACTGCTTATGCCAAAATGGAAGCTGAGCGTCGTCCTCGTGCCGCAGCTAGAATGAATAAACTTAAAAAATAAATGTCATTACACTACAACAAAGAAAACATGTTCGCTATTACATATTCTCCCACTTTCGCGGCAAACACTGACCGCTTCAAGAAGTTTGGTAAGAAGATGAAGAAGCAACGTCAGGATGACCTTGGCAGGATCAAGGATAAGGTTTCGGATATTGCCAAGGAGGAGCAACGTCGTGCTAAGGATATTCTCAAGGAACATCAGGATTTTTTCAAGAATGCTAAAAAGTCCAAGGGCTCCGCGAAGAAGACCTCTATTGACTTTTACGAAAAGTAAACCACATCGTACATAAGACGAAAAACAAAGCCAACGGCGTATCACCAAATCTCTCAGCGAGTAGCGCGCATAACACACTATACTGAACGACTTGTATCTCCCTTCTCGTCTTGTTCATTGAGCGTTTCATAGCTGCTCTGGATTTCTCCAAACCCAGAACAGCTGTACTTATTTTTCCAATCTTTGTTGGAATCTCTGTGGTTCTCACTAAGATGTCGTTTAGATCTATAGATTCCATAAATTGTTGTTGAATCATGGGTTCCAGATATGTGAAGTAGTTGAAGTCTGGATCCAGTTGGAGACATATCCCCTCTATGATGGAGAAGGACTTTGCGAGATATACAAAACTTGTTGGCACAACAAAAGGTTTTTCAGCAGCGAGTTGTACAGCGAGGTCATCATTCATTATTCCAGAGCCATCTAGGGTCTCAAGGTACCCCAAAATGGATTCAAAGAACAATTCAATATCAGACACATCGGATGTTGTTGGTACAATGACACCTAGTTTTATGAGTACAGCGACGATGCCAGCAGTGTCGCGGGTGATGATATAACCAAACAGATTCTTAAACCCATCCCTCAATTCTTCAGACAATTTTACAAGCAAGCCAAAATCATAAAATACAAGTTTACCCCTAGATGAAAACCCTAAATTACCTGGATGTGGATCGGCGTGGAAGAGACCGTTGTCCATCGTCTGGATGACATACGAGTTGATGAGGGCTTCACAGATCTTCTTCTTGTTCACTTTGGGATCTTTGATCTCAGTCAACTTTGTGGAAGGTACATACTCCATGACGATCATGTCATCGTTGGAATACTTTTTGTACACCCTAGGAATCTTAACCCATTCCACACCTCTCATACTCTTTTTGAATTCCACAGCATTCTCAATCTCTTGAAGATAGTCCGCCTCTCCAAGGAGATACTGTATGGATTCGTCAAGAACATACCCAGAACTGTTACCTGTGTCAATTCCGATACGTTCCAAAAAGTGTACGATGTCACGGATATTGTCTGTGTCTTCCTTCATCGTCTCTAAGATCCCCGGTCTCTTCACCTTAACAACCACTTTCTGACCCGTATGAAGAACAGCCATGTGAACTTGACCAATACTCGCGGATTTGAAAGGTACCGGATCAAATTCCTTGAATATGTCTTGATTTACAACAGTATCAAGTTCCACGGGAGGGACGTTATCTTGAAGCGTTTCCAGCTCTTTTGTAAATTCCGGGGGATAAAGGTCCCCTCTCGTGGAAGCGATTTGACCTAATTTTACAAATGTTGGACCAAGCTCAAGAAGTTCGTCTCTCGTCCACTTTCCGAGTTCAGATTTGTTTTGTACAGTGGAGTTTTTCCATAGAAATTTGGCGGCAAACTTCCATGTTTTAACTTTCCGGTTAACAGGGACCGGTCTATGTTGTGCTATACATAACATCCTACCTTACACTTACTTTTTATTTTTTAACTACCAAAAAATATCTTAGGTTAGATTAATGAAAAGCCTATCGAGTTTCCTCGGTCCCTTGAGTAACCAAACGGAAAAGACCATCCGAAGTCAACCAATTCTATTCACCCTCATCATCTTGTACCAAGGTTTGTTCTCTGGTAACGCCATCAAAATTCCTAAAAATCTCAGAGCTCTCTTTGATAATAAAGTGTTCAGGTTTGTATCCCTCATGGCTATTGCATTCAGCGCTACCCAAGACATTGAGTATGCCCTCATATCAACCATGATATTCCTCGTGGTCATGTATGCGATAAAGACCCCAGAGGAGCGCAAGACCCAAGGTTTCATTTAAAATATCCCTAAAATATAAATGGCACTCGCGAAAACATTGAGTCTCAATTTCATATCTATCCTACTTTTCACTCTCATGTACTTTACCATTTCCAAGGCGGGTGGTGAACAATTCAATGGATTAGACAAGGAGTCTAGCTTCTTGGATCACCTCTACTTCGCTTTTACTGTTCAGTCCACCGTTGGTTTTGGTGACATTTACCCCATCAGCCCCATGGCTAAGATGATCGTCATGGTCCAACAGTCTGTCCTCATTTTGGGTGTTCTCGAACTCATTTCCGAGGCTAAATCTGTAGCGAATGTTGTTCCAACTGTGATGAAAAAAATGATCTAAACATATCTTAAATGTGGCAAACCTTCATAATTTTGTATTTATCTTATCTCATACTAGGCCCACATTGGGAAACACGACTCATCAAAGGTAAAAAACCTAGAATCGTTGAAAGTTTGACAGAGTTTGGAAGAAGATCCATCTTCATTTCCTATGTAGCACTCCTCTTTGTCGCATGGTTTCTTTACAAACCAAGTATGACAAGTTTTGTGGGTGCACTCACGATGTCAGGTGCAGCGACAGCTGGATTTTACCTCAAATATGGAAGAGAGACCATTCCGATGCATCTCTTCTTAGTCATGTTTGTCCTCTATAGGGGTATGGAGTACATGAATACACAATTATGGTTAACCCTAGCCCTTCTCGTCTTTTACACGTTCACTCACGAAAAATTATATATCGGCTAAAAGTAGAATGAAAGTTCATATCGTCGGAGCTGGTCCAACCGGTATGTCCCTCGCTTGGGAGATACTCAGGTCGGGTGATCATGACATCACAATCTACGACAGAAAAACTTCAGCGGGTGGATCATGGTGGGAACCAACTGAAGAAGTTCGGGATCTTCACGCACATCGTATAGTGTTTGATAAGGCGTTTGTCAATACACAGAGTCTCTTTAAGGAGATGGGTATGAGATGGGATGACATTTTTGAACCGGTTCAAAAGGATATTTATGGTTTTGTATTTCGGTCTCTCACTCTCAAAGATTATGGCACTCTCACATCCCTCGCTGCTAGGGTGCTCACCAAACCCAAGAAGTATAAGGGTGTTTCCCTCAAAGAAGCCCTCGGACCACTGAGTGAGAGTGGAAAGCGTTTATTGGAGCATCTCCCCCTCATCATGGATGGTGTGACGTGGGATGTCATGTCAGCGTGGGAGTTTGTCAAAAGTTTTGATCATGTGGCTCTCTCCAGACAGTATACACAGAGAGTTTCTGGTAAGGTGATGTGTGATGCTATGCAGAAGGCTCTAGAAGATGTCGGTGTTGAGTTTGAGTTTGAAAAGGAACTTGTGAATGTTGAATATATGGAGGATGGTTACACAGCCGAGTTTTCTGACAGAACCACAATTGGAGATGGAATGTTGTTCTTGTGTCTAGACAATAGTCCAGCTCTAAAACTTTTGGGTGACAACTGGGGACCGGATGCTGAGAAAAAAGTCCGAGAAAGTACATACGGCTGTATAAATCTTCTATTTGACTTTGATGAACCCATTGAACTTGGAGATGATTTAGAAATCGCTGCGACGACAAAGTTGAATCTTCAGCCAGTTGTTCTTTCAGACGGAAAGACGGTTTCGTGTGTCATATGTGACCTCACCGAAGAGATTCTCACAACTCCACCGGAAGAACTGAGGACCCTTGTTTTGGGTGAACTTGATGTACCCTTACCTACAGAGATGAGGTTCGGGTGGGGTGCAAATTGGGACGGTGAACGTTGGCAATTCTCTCAATCTTCGGGGGTTCTAAGCCTCCAAGGTCAACTTCCCTTCTTTGGTAAGTGTCCCAATGTCGCAATGTGTGGTATGATGTCCCCCAGGAATACACCCTACTCTAGTATTGAGGCAGCCGTGGAGGTGTCTCGGACTCTCAGTCACAAATGTTTTGGAACTAGAGAACCGCTAAACCCTCTCCATCTTACACAAGTTGTGTCGGTCACTCTTTTAGTGCTTATAGTTTTAATTCTCATTTATCGTAACAGAAACCTATGAAGTTTCTAGCAAAAGTACACACACCCATGTATGACCATAATGATAAGAAATACATACGTTTGGTCATTCCTGAAAATTGTGCTGAAATCGTAAAACGTGTGCAACTCAATAAAGCATGGTTGGTAAAGAATCAACACTTAGATGATCCCCTAGATGGTCGTATCTTGACGGTGAAGGTTCCATTCCGATATAGGAGAGTGATGTGTGAGGTCAAAGGACGACCGGTGCAGTCTCTTATAAAGGATGATGAAGTTGAAGTTGAAGTGGAGTTCAAAGGTGTTTGGAATGTTGGAAATTACTCGGGTTTCTCTTGGATACTCTCGAGTTCCTCGGTTTCCTTAATTTCCTGAGTAGGGTCAATTGGGAGATCAATGGTCTTGAGACCACCCTTCTTGAATCCCTCAAAAGTTTGAAGCATACCCTGTAGTCTAAATATTTCTTGTGTCATATGTTCTATATTAAGACGAAGCTTGTTAATATTCTCTTCAACGTCTAAGATAGGCATTTACTCATTTAAAGTTTGTACTCTTTAAATGAGTAGATTATGACAATTCTTACCAGGACTGGATATCTCGTAGATTCGGGTCCAATCCAGGAAATTAAAAAAGAACTTACGGTAAGGCCACAGGTCAATGGGGACTACGGATTTCCTCCACCACCTTTTAAAGTTTTCAGAGCAGCTAAGAATGGAGTCTGCGTTCCAAGATTCTACGGAACTTCTAAACTTGGAGAACCCAATGAGGACCGAAGACCTGAACCAGCGAGATCCAAAGCCAAGTTTGCCGGGCAGCTCAGAGACGCAACCCATCAAAATGAAGCATTGGCAGCAGCAATTGAAGCAGGCCATGGGGTCCTTTCTCTACCATGTGGGTATGGCAAAACGACGGTATCCTTGGCCATAGCATGTAAGTTGGGCTATAGAACAATGATCGTCGTTCACAAACAATTCCTCGCCGACCAATGGCGAGAACGTATTCAACAGTTTTGCCCGGGTGCCACGATTGGGATTGTTCAACAGGATAAGAAGGAGGTTGATTGTGACTTTGTGATTGCCATGCTCCAATCTCTCTCCCTCAAGGAATACTCATTTAGTGACTTTGATTCGGTGGGAACCCTCATAGTTGACGAGGCTCATCATATATGTGCCAAAGTTTTTAGTCAGTCCCTTTTCAAGATGTGTCCTAAGCATATCTTTGGTCTTTCTGCCACGCCCGAGAGGAAGGATGGTCTTACAAAGGTACTTCATTGGTTCATGGGTCCTACATTCTTTGCGGTTGAGAGAAAGAATCAGGAACAGGTTGAAGTGTTTCCCATAACATATGAATCATTCAACTATAGAAATCCACCACCCTCTACAAGGTTTGGGAAAGTCTCAATGCCTAACATGATCACAGAAGTTGTTGAAGATAGGAAAAGAAATCAAATGCTTGTAGAACTTGTCAAGAAAGCTTCAGCTGGCACGAGGCAGTTGTTGGTCCTAAGTGATCGTAGACAGCATTGCGAGATGCTTCATCAATGCTTCCCAAATACTTCGGGTCTCTACATGGGTGGTATGAAGGAGGCCGACCTCCAAGCATCCTCAAAGAAGAAGATCATCTTTGCCACATTCTCACAGGCACACGAGGGTCTAGATATTCCAACCCTTGATACAGTTATTCTCGCTTCGCCAAAGTCTGACATCACCCAAAGTATTGGGCGTATCATGAGAGAGACAAAGGGTAAGAAGAACAATCCACACATTTATGACATCCACGATCCGTGGTCCCTCTTCACAGCTATGTATTACAAGAGAATGAAGGTCTACCGTCAAGGTGGTTTCAAAATCCATGGCAAACCTGTAGAGGAAAAGAAGCCAGACTTCCCTCAGGGAAAGTGCCTGTTTTTATAATCTAAACAATAATTAAATGTCTGGTGCATTAATACAACTCGTATCCAGGGGTGTACAAGATGTTTATCTTAATAGCGAGGAGGGACATTCTTTCTTTCGTATGAAGTTTACGAGGCACACAAATTTTTCTCAAGCTCCAAAGTTCATCAAGACTGTTACAGATAAAGATCCTGTTTTTACCATTCCAGTTTTGGGTGATCTTGTGAATTGTTTGTGGTTTGAGGGTGTTGATAAAAACTCTAACGTTTCTTCCAATCTTCTTTATAATTCCACAATTGATCTTTATATTGGGGGACAGAAGATAGATTCTCAACACTACGACTATTACGCAGACATATGGCCCAACTATTTGGCTGATACGCACACAAAAGCTCAAGAACTTACCAATAAGGCGAGTATCTCTCACAGAAACTTTCAACCCCTCCACTTCTTTTTCTGTGATCATGGAGCATTTCTACCCATTGTATCACTCGCACATCATCAGGTTGAAGTTAAAATAAATTTTGATACCACGAGTTTAACTGGTTATGGGGAATCTCAAAAACGCATCAACGTATATGCCAACTACATATATTTAGACAAAGAAGAAAGGGAGTCCATGGTCAAGAGACAGATGGACTTTGTCATCACACAAACTCAGAAAGTTGAGTATCCTGTTTCTAATGTATTCGATAACACGATAGAATCTGGTGGTTACAATGATTTGGATATATCTTACTTCAATCATCCAGTTAAATCCATCTTTTTTGGATACAGTGCCACTGATACAGATCCCACGAATGATCGTTTCACGTTCAAGAACGCTGATATACAAATCAACGGCACACCCTTACTTGAAAATATGTCTCCTACGTATTTCCACACAGTCCAAAATTATTACAAGTCTAAATACGGTGTATCGGATTTTAGGGTTGATTCAGAGGATCTTATGTATACCAGATACTTCGCCTATCACTTTGGACTGAACGCATCAGACTATAACCCATCGGGTACTTGTAACTTCAGTAGGCTCGATAACGCCAAACTCATACTCAGAGGTGTAGAAAAGGGTATACTTAGGGGAGACCAGAACGAAATCAATGTATTTGCTGTCAACTATAATGTTCTCAGGATTAAGGATGGATTGGCTGGAATTTTATTCGGAAACTAAAGTATAAATGGGTAGAACGGCTAGGTTCGAACAGATCTATGTTGCAAGTCTAGAAGCAGAACCCGTTGAGAATGAGACTCTCACAGGAGTTAACTCTATTCTAACTAGAGAGATTGAGGCAAATGAGATTAAGCTTGATACCATTAATAACGTTAAAGGTCGTCTAGCTCTATCCAACGCCGTACCTACAAAACAGTTCTCGCTCGGGAATAAACTTTTTATGGATAAAGATGACACCATCGTTTTTGATCTCAAAGAGCGTGGCAGAGCCTCTCGCTTTTTTGTTACTAATCAGTTGGCCGTCGGTACTACAAACCCAACGAAGGCTTTTCAGGTCAACAGTGGTGCGACGAGAAAGGTTGACATTGATTTGACTGGTCGTAATCTCATGACAGTGAGCGGTAACCTTGTGTCTACGAACGTGATTGTCAATGATAAACTCACATTGGGATCCAAAATTGTCGTTGATAGTTTGGCATCTAATGTGATATCTGTCGTTGGAGCCATACAATCTTCAAATGTTAACGTTGGCTCAAACATCGCATTTTCTGATGAAGGTTCCAATGTGGCAATCATTAATGGAAATGTATTCCAAAATGGATATCTAAATTTGGTAGGTAATATCGCGGTGACTGGTAATATAACCGTGACTGAGACGGCTACGTACATTGCTACACAAGACTTGAGAGTTGCTAACGTGGTCATTCATTCTGGTTTTGGAAATGGTGTTTTATCTAGAGAAACAGCTTTTGTGATGACACCTGGTGTGGGCTACTCTAACGTCGCCATGGGATTTGTTGGTGGTGCTAGGGGTCGGGAGATGGCCTTTTTCCAAACAGATGCATACGGTGGATACAATTCCGCACAAATCAATGTTGACGACACAAAGTTAGTGAATGTCCACGTCTATGGTGACATATACACATCTAACAACATTGGTGCAAACAATACATTCCCCACACACGATCTCTGTGTAGGTTCTAATCTCTTTGTTGAAGACACTGGGTCAAATGTTCTAGAGGTCACAGGTAACACCTACACACGTGCCCTAAAAGTTGGATCTGGTGGTATTTCCGTTGGAAATCTCCTCACTATGGAACCTGGTGCAGAAGCACCTGTGGTGATAAATAGTAACGTGAGAATGAATGCCCTTCGTACGACGGGTACAGCTCCAAGTGGTATATCCAACCTTACACCCACCGACACACTCTCAATTGGATCCAAAATATACGCGAACACAACAGCCATAAACACTTTGCGTGTTTTGGGTAACACTGCAACCACAAATCTTAGAACCGAGATGGTCTTCTCTGCGTCTTCTCTGACCGTCCACGGTGACAGATTTGGTGGTGACAGTACATCAAACGTGTTAACATTGAAGGCGGGTCCGAGAACCGCGAACGTGAGCGTCATAGAAGTCTATGGTGCAAGTACATCCAATACACATCAAAACATACGTTTCAAAACGAAAAATGTGGAGAGAATGCGCATTGCTTCAAATGGCAATGTTGGTATAGGGAAGACAAACCCACCCAAAAGGCTAACTGTCAATGGTAATGTATTTGTGATGGGAAGCAATTCTGTTGTCTATGGCAACACGTGGGGTTCTACGGGTAACACGGCGATGCAGGTCTACTCTAGTCCCAATTCTGGAGAAAATAGAATTGAAAACATTGTTGGAGCTGGTAAAGGTCTCAAGATTTTCGCGAGTAAGACACCCACTATGGGTACACCAAGGGTCACTATCCTAGAGACGAGTAATGTGGGTATCAACGTCGCCAATCCCATTGGTAGACTGCACACCTCCGGTGGTACAGTGTTCATAAATGATCAAGTTGTGAATCGTGGTACATATGTTCATCAGGAAACGCCAATGGTTATCACCAACACACACCCGATCGTAAGTACAACTGACATGGGTCGTGTATTAGATTTGACTCGCGAAGGCGATGGTATAGAACATGGAGCACGAGCCTCATTCAAGTTAGGAAAACATGAGACCGCGGATGGAACTTCTAGATCGCGTCTTGATCTTTACTTAGCGAGTGATAACTACCAAACTGATGCCGATGTCATGACATTCCTGAGTTCCGGGAAGGTTGGAATTGGTCATACACAACCCTCTGCATATCTTGAGGTCATAGGTTCTGGTTTCGCAGATCCAACTGAAAACGGTATCCTCTTGCATAACCACGATGATGGTGATGCTATTGTAGGCATAGAAACCAAATTAAATGTGGGTAATGCGTTTACGAGTTATATACTTGAAGATGGTGGAGCCCTCACAGGTTGGTCAGCGGGTGTAACAAAGGATGACGATTTCAGAATTACAGAAAATTATCGGAGAGTTTTGGATACTAGTGCGACAGCTCTTTTCATAAGTAGTGCAGACCGTGATGTGGGTATAGGTACAGACGCGCCTCGTGGCAAGTTGGAAGTGGCTGGTAACGTTGTCATAGGAAATCAACTCTCATTTGGTGGTCTCACTGGAGATGAATTTGGAAACACCGTTTTTATAGAAAGGAGTTATTCTGATTCTTTTGATAAGAATGAACTTGTGTTATTCAAGGGTAATAAAACAGATAGCGCTGCAAATGAGTCTGGTCCTTCCAGAATTAGACATATTGCGGGTGAACATATATTTCAAACTATAAATGTAGATGGTTTGTCTTTAGAAGACACTATTTCCACCATCGGTGAAGGAACGGGAGATGTCCCTCTCTGTATTACAGATTTGGGAACCGTTGTGATAGGTGGTAATCGGTCAGATGCAGCAGCGGCTGCGGCGCGAACAAATACTAAACTTATTGTTAAAGGTGATATTGAGTTTGCGGGAACGGGTACATTTAAGCTGACGGGTTTCCAATTTTTAACGACGACTGGAGCTTCATCACGGAATATTCTCCGAAATGTTTTAAATGGTGTCACACGCCGTCCACTCTTATTTACACACGATGATGGTGCAGGTGGTGATTCTGAATTTGCCCGTTTTGATGAAGATGGTAGATTGGGTATGGGTACGACCGAACCAACATCCAATATACATGTGTACGATACGACACCCGGGAACGTGGACATCATGAGACTTCAAAGTACCGGTGTGAACAAACAAACTGGGGTACTCTTGTACACAAACGATGGAGAAGGTGGATTCCTAAAGGGGTTCAGCAACACAGTCAACAAGACAACCGGACTCGCTCTAGGTGTGGCTAACAATAGCACAATCGTAAATTCCCTCCATCTCATTCATACGAGCAACGTGGGTGTGGGTACTCCAACTCCACAAAGAAAGTTCCACATCTACAATGGTGCGGCGAGGGTGGAGAGTCCCTCTTCAAATGCGAGTATAGAGCTCACAACTACTGGAGGTAACTCCAATATTTATGCAGATACCACAGGTAATGTATATATACAACCTTCGGGGTCAGCGGTAGTTATCCAAGGTAGTAGTGAAATCACAGGTGATTTACAGGTTGATGGTATTATTGACTTTAACACCATCGGTATAGGCTTGAGTGGTTCTTCACCCTCCACAGATCTTGAAGTTGGTGGTGGTACCATAACCAACTCAGTGGAAGTTTCTAGAAAGACATACTCTAAGACATTCTCCATAGGTGAAGGTCTCGCAAAAGATATTCAACTCGTATTTGGAGCCGGTGCCTTTTATGCAAAGGTTACAGCCATTTTGAGAAGAACAGATGGTTCCACTGTAAAAGATCTGAGCACAATGCTGATTGAACTTCAAGGTGGTACGGGTGATGAAAGTGCTTCAACTATTGATATCGCCGTGGGTACAAAGAATTTGTTTGGTGGTACAAATAGTTTCCCATGGAGTCCAACCGTTACAACAGGTATACGCGGTATAAGTATTACACCTTACAATACTGACTCATCGAGAATCTATTCATATGACATTTTCGTGGAAGTCGTATCCGCGTGTGGAGGTAAACTCGTAAAGATTACACGAGATCTTTCAGCTGAAGCTAATCTTGACAATGGTACCGGTGGTGATGTAGAAATTACAACTTTCGCCTACTAATCAATTTTACCTGATGGGGTGTGAAAACCCAAAGGTAGAATCAAATTAAATCAAATTATGCCCTGATGGAATCAGAGACGGCTAAGAATAGAACGCCGACAATGAAAGCCATGACGACGTAATTACATTCAGTTTCTTCGAGGCCAGTGGGTTCCGACTTGACCTCTGCCTTCTTTGTGACGACGGGCTGTTCGCGTCGCACAGGAGGCTCTAGTTCCTCCAAGGGACAGTAACCTATCATTTATACTGTACTTAGAGATTAATTTCCGTCTTCTTCTTTCTACGGGTCCTCTTGGTCTTGGATGCACCGACTGCAACCTCCTTAATCTCACCACCAGTGGACTCTCCTGAAATGGACACGATGTCCGAAACGTCATCGTCATCCTGTTCGGGAGCTGGAGCTGAGTTGCCAGTGGTCATGGAGGTGTTCATAGGTGGAGGTGGAGGCATCATGACACCACCCATGAGGCTGGAGATGTCAATCCCTGGACCCTGCATCTCATATTGTCCGGTGCCTCCAACTGGGGCGGTGTCCGCTGGTCCAGATGGGGCTCGGGTGGTATTCTGAACAGCGGACATCATATTCTTCACAAGATCTGGATTCTGCTTGAGAACATCGTTCATGTTGGGTAGGGCACTCTTGAACATAGAGTTTGTAAGGTGGAACATCATCGCCGAACCACCAAGCATCATGATGAGCTTCACTTCTGGGGCAACGCTGACCTTGCTTCTGTACTTCACGTATAGTTCTTCAAATACACCATCATAGTCATCTACATTCTCCATGATGCTCTCAGACCAACCCTCAAGCTGAATCTCAAAGGGGTTGTAGCGCTTGTTGAGGAACTCTAGACCAGTCACACAGGCCACGAGCATACGACGAGAGAAACGAATAGACTGCTCAACGTCAATACTGTAGGTAATCCTCTTAACCTCTGTTCGGAGGTCCTCAACGTTGGAATAGGCGTTGAGTCGCTTGTTTACAGAGAAGCCCTTCTTCTCAAGGCGAGCTAGCTTGTTGAGGAGGTCCGACTTCTCTTCATCCACAGAGCTGTAGCCCTTGGAAGGTGCCTCTTCACTCTGAGCACCCGGACCCTCGTCGGGGCCGTCGTCAAAAAACATTGGTTCATCTTCACCGTAGTCAATCTCCTCATCCGCTTGTGGCTGAGCAGGAGCGGACTGTTTGTTTGGGTTCACAAAAGCATCCATGGACTCCTGGTGCTGTTGATACATCTGAGGAGGTGGTCTGTTAGCTACAGGACGGCGCACAGGCTGAGGACGAGAACTGGAAATTTCAATTTCATCCATGAGGGCCTGTTCGTCGGCATCTAGCTTCATGACAGTTGTACTTCCGCGATCAATGACAATTTCTTCGTCCATCTACTCTCTATATGGAAACTATTAATTAACCTTTAACGCATTTTCAAAAAA